GACTGGTTGTTGGATGAAAATAATGATGGGTATACTGGTGCCTTTCAGATTTGCACAGCAATGGATCGTACTTGGATTCATTCTGATTACAACAACATGTGGGCAGGAGTTTGTTACTTAACTCCTGATGCTCCTTTGAGTGCTGGAACTGCTCTATACAGACACAAAGAATCTGGAGAAAGAATGTCAGTTGGTAGTGTGGATCATGGTCAGGATGCTTATGATTATACTAAGTGGGATGTTGTGGATAAAATTGGCAATGTTTACAACAGATTAATTTTATATCCAGGTAAGTTATACCATGCTTCCATAGATTATTTTGGATCTAACCATCAAAATGGCAGACTGTTTCAAACTTTTTTCTTTAACACCAAATATTGATGAAAGAACCTTTTGATCATTGGGTGATTGATAATTTTTTGCCAATAGAAACTGCTAGAAAATTGTCTAGTGAGTTTATGGATTATAATTATCCAAAGTGGTATTGTTATAATAACCCATTAGAAAATAAAAAAACTTGTAATGATTGGTGGGAGTTTCCATCAAAGACTTATGAGTTGTTTATGCACTTGAGTTCTTCTAATTTTGTTCAGCAAATTAAAGAACTGACTGGGATCCAATCATTGTATCCTGATATTGGGTTACATGGTGCAGGATGGCACATTCATGGCACTGGTGGTAAACTTAATGTACATTTAGATTACTCCATTCATCCTAAATTAAATCTTCAGAGAAAACTTAATCTCATTTTGTATCTAACTGAAGATTGGAATTTTACTTGGGGTGGTGGATTAGAACTCTGGTCACATGATAAGAAAAAAAATAAACCAAAAGAACTGAAGAAAGTAATTGATAATGTCTTTAACAGAGCAATTCTGTTTGATACTACACAAAATTCTTGGCATGGTTTTCCTGAACCAATAACTTGTCCTGAAGGAACCTATAGAAAAAGCATAGCATTTTATTACTTAACTGATCCTCCTGAGAATGTAGACAAAAGAAAGAGAGCTTTATATGCTCCATATGGAGATCAAGAAATCAATCCAGAAATTTTAGAACTCATTAAAAAAAGATCATCATGAATAAGGATACAAAAATTGTAATGATTTCAATGTTTAAGAATGAAGCAAAGGTCATTCGTACTATGTTGGAATCTTGCTATAAGTATATTGATTATTGGATCATGCAGGATAATGGTTCAACTGATGGCAGCGCAGAAATAGTCAATTCTTTTTTTGAAGAGAAAGGTATTCCTGGATTTGTTTACAATGTAGAAGAAGGTTGGATTGGTTTTGGGTGGAATAGAGATCACCTTTTACAGACATGTTTAAAGTTTGATCATGGATGTGATTGGATTCTCAAGATGGATTGTGATGAAATCTTAGAAGTTGATGATGACTTTGATTGGTCTGTTTTTAATGACACATCAATTCAAAGTTTTCATGTTGCAGCAAAGGCACCTGGAATATTATACTATAGGGCTTGGATTTGGAATGCAAAACTTCCTTGGAAATTTAATCATGATGTAGCACATGAAACCATTTCCTTGGAGATGGATGGTATTGGAGAAAACTTTCAAAGGGTTAATCTGCCATTGTCCTTTAGGCAAATTGGATTTGGTGGGGGAGGAGAAAGTTATGAAGTTCCCACTAAGTATGTTACTGACAGTCTAAAGTTAGAGGAGAAAATGATTAGAGAGAATACTCTCTTAGATGACATCTATCATTTTTGGTATATTGGTAAGAGTTATTCTGATGCTTCTGGTTGCCAAACATTTCCCTTAGGGGATTCTCAGAGGATGGAATTTGCCAGAAGATCTATTTACTATTTCTATGAATATGTAAATCATGTTCATGACTATAGGAATACTAATGCCCCTAAACATCATGATGAATTTTCTTACTATGCTTTTTATTGTATAGGAAATAGTTATAGATTTATGGGGGACACTGAAAATGCCATTGATTATTTTAATAGAGCAGGTCAGTTTTGTCCTAGAAGAAATGAGCACTTAGTAAGATTGTGTGAAATCTGTGGTGAGATGGAAGACTATGGGACAATGTTTCAAATGACTTCTTATCTCATGACTGAAGAACGTAAATGCCCATTCCCAGATCTAATGTTTTTGTTGGATATAAACTGTTATCATGACACTGGAAGTTATATTAAACAACTAAATGATTTTGCATTGTCAAAAATACATGGTAATCAACAATGAGATTTGTAACTACTAGTAATGTTAACCCAAACTGCAATAAAAAGATTTGGGTAATAGAGAATTTCTACTCAGATCCACATGCTGTTAGAACATATGCACTTCAACAGCAGTATGAAGATCAATCAGAATGGTATAAGGGAAGAAGAACTGTTGAACAACATTTTGTTCCTGGAACCAAAAGAGAAATTGAAAAGGTTATGGGAATCAAAATTAATAATTGGGAATCTCATGCCATGTGTGGTAGGTTTCAATACTGCACACCACAGGATTCTCTTGTGTATCATTGGGATGGACAAACTTGGGCAGGTATGGTATACTTAACACCTAATGCTCCATATCAATGTGGAACTTCTTTTTATGCTCATGAAAGTGGCGTCAGAAATGAGTCAGATCTAAATTCAAATCAAGCATTTTCTGGTGGGTTTTATGACAAAACAAAATTTAGATTGATAGATGTTGTTGGCAATGTATTCAATAGATTAGTTCTGTTTGATGCTAAAAATATTCATGCAGCATCAGAATACTTTGGTACTAACATAGAAGATTCCAGGTTGTTTCACATTTTCTTTTTTGATTGATATGAAAAATTATAAGTTCAGTATTATTACACCAGAACATAAGAAAGATAATATTCCATTCTTAATGGAACTGTATGATACTATTAAGAATCAAACTTATTCTGATTGGGAATGGATTCTTTATTTGAATGGTGATTGCAAACCTGTTCATCTTCCACAAGAATTAAGAGACGATAGTAAAGTTAAAGTCTTTACTGGTGTCACAAATCCTAATGTGGGATTTATTAAGAACAAAGCATTTAATCTTGGTAAAGGTGATATTTTAGTTGAAGTTGATCATGATGATCTTCTAAGTTTGGATTGTCTTGAAGAATTAAACCAAGCATTTCAGGATGAAGAAGTTGGTTTTGCTTACAGTGAAGATCTTCTTTATGATATGAGAGGACCTGAGTATAAAATTCCTTGGAACCCTGATAATGGGTGGACCTATAAGTGGGTCAACTTTAGGGATGAAGACTTTATCAAGATTGATATGTTTCCCCCCACCAGTCACAGCATTGGTATCATTTGGTATGCACCTGATCATGTAAGAGCATGGCGAAGGTCTGTTTACCAAGAACTTGGAGGTCATAATCCAGAGTTAAATATATGTGATGACCATGAACTTGTAATTAGATCATATCTTCATACTAAATTTAAATTCATTCCTAAGATTCTTTATTATTATAGATGGCTTCCTGACAACAACAATACTCAGACACAGAGAATTGATGATATTCAGGTTAAAACTTTTGAATTGTTCCATCAGTATGGTCAGCAACTTGCAGAACGAGATGCTGATTTAAAAGGTTTGATGAAGGTAGACATTGGTGGAGGACTATTTCCAAGACCAGGATATGTTACAATTGATCAGGAAGATGCAGATATTATCTGTGATTTGAATGATGGCATTCCTTTACCTGACAATAGTGTTGGTGTAATTAATGCAAGTCATGTTCTTGAACATCTTAAGGATCCAATCAAATCAATGAGTGAGATCCATAGAGTTCTTTGTGATGGAGGTTGGGCATTTATTGAAGTTCCTTCTACTGATGGTAGAGGAGCATGGCAAGATCCAACCCATGTGAGTTATTGGAATCAAAATAGTTTCTGGTATTATACCAGAGCAGATAAAGCACAATTTATTAGAAACACTACAATTAGATTTCAAGAATTTAGATTAGAAACTAATTGGTGGGAAGATAATATTGCAGTTACTACAGCATGGTTATGTGCTATAAAATCAAATGAAAACCGTCCACATCCAGTAAGAATTTGAGTTATGAATTTCACAGTCTACAGTAAAAAAGGTTGTCCATATTGTGACAAAATTAAAGTAGTTTTATCTGATCTAAGTATCAAAAAAGGTTATCCAGTTATTTGTTATGAACTGGGAACTGATTTTACTAGAGAAGAGTTCTATGCAGAGTTTGGTCAGGGATCCACATTTCCTCAAATTGTTATGGGAGAAACTCATTTAGGTGGTTGCTCAGATACAGTTAAATATCTTTCAGAGAATTCTATCCTTTGATGCCCATAAATAATGATAATTCCCTTAGTAGTAATAAGGGTATTGATCTAATACTTACAAGGAGGTTGCCAAAGAAGAAAACTTTTCAAATACATTTTGAAAAGACTTTGTGTTTGTTCAAAAGAAAAATAGACATCAGTTTAAATTTTTCTTTTGATATCAAAAAACCATAACACAGGAGAACCAAAATGGTAGCTGTCACCCTAGTATTTTCAACTTTGTTTTTTATCATGGCACTAATTGTTGGAGGATTAGTTGGTTGGGTCTACAGAGAACATGTTTGGTCCAGTAATCCTGTAAACATGCACCCAGAAATGTTTGATGAAAGAGGTCAAGTAATCCCTGATGAAATTATTGCTTTTAGATTTGATAAAGAATTTGAAGAAGAGGAAGAACCTGAAGATTAATTAAATGGAGATTGAATTATGAAATTGCCACCAGATCAATTGGTGTCTGAAATTATTCAAAGAGTTTCTAATGCTAAAACTAGAGACGAAAAAATTGAAATTTTAAGACATTATGATACACCTGCTCTGAGAGCAGTTTTAATTTGGAACTTTGAGGAGAATGTTGAATCAGCATTACCACCAGGAGATGTTCCATATACACCTAATGATGCTCCCATAGGGACTGAGCATACTAGGTTGCTTCATGAATGGAGAAAGTTTAATTACTTTGTCAAGAATGTTTCTACTGTCACTCCAGTTAAGCGAGAGACTATGTTCATTCAATTGCTAGAAGCACTTCATAAGAGTGAGGCAGAACTACTTTGTCTTATGAAAGATAAACAGTTGCATAAAAGATATAAAGTTACCAAAGCAGTTGTCAAGGAAGCTTTCCCTGATATAGTTTGGTCTTCTTAATTAGGAGGTGTATCTTTGGATGTTATTCATAAAAACTGTAAAAAAGAACTGGCTAAAGACAAAGGATTACCTAGAAATTCATATTTGGTTACTTACCAAATTGATGATGAAGTAACCTATGACATAGCAAGAGCTTCTTCTTTTGTAGAAGTTTTTGATTACTATTATGATCAGTTGGGTAAGGGTTCTATTCAAAAAATAGAATGGACAGATGGTGCAGTAAATCCTAAAATATGGGGAAATAGTTCAGATAAAAAGAAAAAGAAAAATGGGTAAGCATTATCTCTTAAATTTATATGGTTGCCCATTTTCTCTTATTGATGATGCAAATCAACTTATTAATTTACTTGAGTATGCTGCTGTATCAAGTGGTGCAACTGTAATTCAAACCATTCATAAAAAATTTGAACCACAAGGTGTAACTGTTATTTGTTTATTAGCAGAAAGTCATATTAGCATTCACACTTGGCCTGAAGAAGGTAAAGCAGCATGTGATATTTACACTTGTGGTGATTGTGATCCAAAAATTGGATGTGATATTATCATACGTCAATTATATTCTACTAATCATACTCTAAGTTACATAGAAAGATAACAATAAATAGCACTATACTTGGGGATTGTATATGCTTTCTACACAATATCGTCTTCGTCTGGAAGCAATATGTGCAAGAATTATACAATATGAAGAGGTAAGTTTAGAAGATATGATTTGGGCAGAGAAGTTATCAAAATCAAATAGATCTGCTGCAACAATTTTACGTCAGGCAAGAAGAACTGCAGAGAATCCTGATATGCAGGAGGGAGATATGGATGATTTTTTGAACCAACTTGATATTGGTGGTACAGGTAATGAAAGATTTGGTGTCAGAAGATTTGATAGTGTTGATGATATTGTAGATTTCTTTTCTGAGGATAGAAATAAACCAGAAGATTGGAGACAAAGAGATTAAAACTGTATCAAATTTTACAAAATTATTTGTATAGATAAAACACGTTCATTTGCTATTTGCAAATAGCAAACGGAAGTAGGGATACCGAAGGAACGCACTTTTACACTAGTAAAGGAGCAAATCCATGTCACAAGCAACCTATAGAGGTTGTCAGTATAACACTGATCTACCTAAGCAAGAGTATCAAAAGTGGTATTCAGAAACACATGCACCAGCACATCCAAATAACACCTATCGTGGTGTTTCTTATAGACCATGTAGGAATGGGGAGATGGAAGCAAAATGAATACTTACTTTGTTAGATACTTAAAGAAAAAAGATAAGAAGGAAAAACTCCTTCAGGTAGCACAATTGAATATGGCAAAGCAGCCACAAGTTGCTTGATTTTAAGGAGGGTTAATCCCCTCCTTTTTTATGAGTATAAATTCTTAGGCATAAATTTTTGTATCTAAATGTTAGAAATTAATGACTCATTCAATACATAGTGATAGAATTATGAGGTGATA